GTTGAATGCGCTGATGATTCGCATGACGCTCTCTCACCCAAGCATTCCAAAGGAGGCGCGTATTGAGTACATCACGAAACTCGCGTGGGATACTGCGGAAGCCATGCTCAAGGAGCGACTCACCCGGGGGCTGATCAACCAATGCAAACAGAACGAAGAGCAACGCATCTTCTGCCAGTACGCTCGCGAGCATGGGAAACTGCTCAATGTGAGCATTCGCCTCGAAAACTGCTGGAACAACAACGAGAGCAGACTGGGCGGGTTTGATGGGTTCATCGCCGCAATCAAACGCAGGGAACGCATACGCAACCTCGGAAATGCCTGCATCTCAGAGTTGGCAGAATTGAGCGGCATCAAACTCCCCACCAAATATCCGGGTGGAAAATCCAAATCCAAATCCAAAAGAGGAAACCAATGAGTGCGTTCATTGAATCTCTGGGCAAGCCGCTTGCAGTTAACGAAAGCGGCGTTCAATTCTGGCTGGATTGTGCCCTAACAGACTGGGCGCAAAACCCGGACTCATTCGGCACAAAACTGCTGGATTACCATGTGTTCATCGTCAAGCACCCTAACGAACCACACACCAGAATGCTGGCGTTGCAGACAAACAGTGGCAACTCAGTGCCAATCTATGTCAGTCCAAGAATGGAAGACATCGCATCCAAAATAGACATCATCAAAACATCGATCCGATATGACCGAACCGAAAAAACAAGCAACCCCAAGGCCAAGAAAGCCAAAAGCACCCGCACTGCTAATCGCAGACCCAGAAGCAAAGCCTGACGCCAGAATGGCGCAACTCATCGAACGCGCCGGGCTGACTTGGGCCGAACTCGACATCCTGCTCGCGTACATCATCAAGAATCGCAAGGAACTCAGGAAGCACATCCAGTCCTTTGGATACCCAAAAGCCATGGCTGGAACGCTGATTGACGATATGCAGAAGAAACTCGCTGGAGAATTGCTGGCAATGATGGAGGCGAAACCATGGTAGAAACCAAGCGAGCACTCCAGTGGCGCAAGTTGGCCAAAGACTTCATGCAAGTCGCGTTCCAGCTAGGGCTACACCAGAACCCACACTTCATTGAGCTAATCCAGCGAGGGAACGCATTGATCGCATGGGACGAACTGGCGAGCAGAGAAATCATCGAGCCAGACCAGCAAGAGTCGCATGACCAAGTAGTCAGTTAAAAGCCAACTGCCATCAGCGGCTTAAAATACCCTAACAGGGGATACATAAGGGGGGATTTCTGCTTGTCGTGTCAAGCCGGAATCCCCCTTTCTACTGTAAAATAATGGTCATCGAGTTCATGGCCGGGAAATCAAGCTTTGACCATACTGAAGCAATGTGTATAAAAACTGAACAGTGACGGTTCATCGCTATGTAAGTTCACAGTGAGGATCGCGCACGCTTTTCTGCCGAAACCCGCACAATAGCATGGGACGCCTCGCCAACAGACTACACGAACGCTTTGCCTGGCTCATTGCTGAAGGCATGGATCGCAAGGCTGCGTACACGAAGCTCTGTCCCCATGCCAATGCCACTGCTGAAGCCGGGTACAAGCTCTACAAGCGCACAGATGTCAAAGCCCGGATCGCGGAGATTCAGACCGAAGTGCAGTCCAGGGCTATCTGCGACATCGATGCCAAGCGTGACCTGCTTCGGCAGATGATCGAAGGCACAGTGCCAACAAAGGTCATCCGGCAGGCTGATGGCAAAGTGCAGGCGGTGTTCGATAGGCTTGCCGCCCTGACAGTGGACAGCAAGTTGGCTGGAGAGTTCGCGGAAGACCGCAAGCCGGATACCTCCAATGACATTAAGCTCACCTTTGAGGTTTACCATCGCAACCATCCTGCTCCGCCGCGTGAATGGCTTGAGGCGCAGATAGTTGCTCCAGAACCTGCCCTTGATTTCAGACAGTACGAGAACGCGCCCACTTCTGGGCCACAATTGGACGATCTACAGAGTAAGCCGTACAGTGACCTATAGGTAACTCTCGGTGAATCAACAACTTGCCCAATAACACAATACAAACACTGTCATATGGAGTTGGATTTGTTGATTTTCAAGCACTTACACTAAACCACACACACTATGGCTACCGAATTCTCCGAAGGAACAGTCTACACCAACGCGGCCACTCAGTATGGGCTGCGCCCTTACGATTACGCCAACAACAGCACTGCCGCATCCATGCCTGTCACCAGTTGGCTATGCTGCGCGGTGACGCCAACCCATGCAGTGTTCAAGCAGGTGCAACCCACTGGGGCAGGCGCAACCGCAAACCCTGGGATGCTGCTTGGCGTCACCAAGCGGCTGCGTGTCCAGCGGGATGTCACCGGGAAGTATGTCGAGCCACTGGGACGCCGCTACGGTATGGTAATCCTGCGCCCCACTCTCCCTGACACGTTCTGGTCTGCGAACACTTGCGTAATCGATGGGAACTCGATCCCAGTGACCTCACTCAGTGCGTTTGCGATGAATGGATTTAAGTCCAGAACAGGGTCTGCCGCAAACTGGAATCTCTCAAGCGGCAACCCATACCTGACAGTCACTCCGGCTTACAGTGGCGCAATACTAGAGGGAGTGGTCAGCCTGTACGCCTGTATCTACAACCAGACCGGGGCAGACGTTACGCCCAAGCTCATCTGTCAAGGCACGCCGCCCAACTCTGCTACGGTAAACACTGGGACGATCAACCTAGAGTGGAACGGCAGAGTGGTGCGAACCTCTGTGGCTGGAGTGCTAGACCTTACCACAGTGGGGGCGTTCCCTGCCCCTGTGCCGCTGCCAAACGGCATGGCGTCCGTCAGCACCATCACCATCCGGGCTAATGGGTTCAACCTCATCAGTGGCACTCTGGCGTTTGGCATGAGTCTGTAGCCCTGCCGCAGCATGATCATTGGGTTCGACCTTAGCCTCGGAGATTTCGTCCTCACCCTCGGCATCACGGTGCTGGTGGTGGGGACGGCACTGGCAGTCCGCGCCACCCAGCCATGACAGCCAACGCCGCAGCCAAGCCGCCATCCCCAGTCGCCCGCTCGATAGCCTTGGCCACCGAAGCCCGGGCACTGGCAGACTCCAGCGAGGAGCGTGGACTGGTGCGGTGTGCCGCGTTCATCGCGCAGGCGGCACTGCGCCACCAAGGCAAGCTGGACATGACGGATGTGCTGGCGACACGGATCATCCGCGAGTATGTGCAGCACCTGCTGGAGGCTGACCTGTTTGAGGCGGCTGCGATCCTGCTCTGGGGGCCTGGGGCGTTCGACTGGCGTCCTGAGTCCTGCCGCCGGGTGTGGGGTGGGCTGATGGCTACGGACAAGCTACTGGTGCAGGGCGCAGGCTCGATGGGCAAGTCGTATGGGGCGGCGGCATGGTTCTACCTCGACTGGTATCGCGACCCTGACTGGACTTGTATCAAGGTTGTGTCGCTGACCCGCGATCACGCGGAGAGGAACATCTTTGCGTCCATCAAGACCTTCCACCGCACCGCACTGGTCAAGCCGATCTCGCAAGTGCCGGACGACCTTGCCACCAGCATCCAGACCACCAGCGACAGCAAGCAAGGCATCCACCTCGTCGCGATACCCAAAGGGGAGTCAGGGCACGGCACGCTCCGCGGGTTCCATCCTAGTCCACGCTTTGGCCCTGGGCACTCCCGGTGGGGGAAGGTGTCGCGCACCCATGTCATCCTCGACGAAGCGGAGGAAGTGCCGGATGGCGTCTGGGCGGGCGTCCAGAACATCTTGTCAGCGGCAGACTCCTCGGTGCCGGGGCGAATCAAGATATTCGCCGCCAGCAACCCTCGCGACCGCACCTCACAGTTTGGGCAGCGTTGTGAGCCTCGGTACGGCTGGGGCAGCGTCGAGATGGAGACGGACAAGGACTGGATCAGCCGGGATGGCTGGAATGTCATCCGTCTCGATGCCGCAGACTGTGAGAATGTGATTCACCGCAAGGTAATCTTTGCGGGCCTCCAGACCTACGAGGGGTTCATGGCGTATGTGTCCCGCGGACGCACGGCAGAGGCTTCCACGATGGCGCGTGGATGGTTCCCAGACGAAGGGATATCCATGGGTATCATCAGTCCAGCAATGATGGACAACGCGCAGGGTGTGGTGCGGTTCGTAGGCCCGGTCGTACCGCTCGCCTCGTTCGACCTTGCTCTAGAGGGTGTTGACCAAGTGCTCTGCTCCTATGGACGCTTTGGGTTGAGTGATGGGTGGACGGATCGCTCCGGCAAGTTTCACGACTTCAAGTCTCCCCGAACGATGCTGCAACTGGACTCGCAGATTCCGTTTCCAAAGGCGGCGACCCTTGAGCAGGCACAGGCGATCATCAAGTTCTGCAAGACCATGAAGATTAGCCCAAATTGGTTGTGTGTTGACCGCACTGGGAATGGGGCTGGGATTCACGATGTTCTGTGTTCCCAGTTTGGCAAGGAAGTCATGGGCCTCAACTACTCTTGGGCTGCGACTGACACCCCAGTCATGGGGGACGACAGCCAGAAAGCAAACGAGTTGTACAACGGACTGGTCACCGAACTTCTGTTCGCCCTGTCCAAATATCTGGAATTTGAATGGCTAAAAATATCCCCAGGCTTTCGGAACGAGGAACTGACAAAGCAGGCGACAGCCCGCAGGTATATGCAGAAGGGCAAGGGTCTCGTCCGCGTCGAGAGCAAGAAAGACTACATCAAGCGGACGCGCCTTGGCTCCCCGGATGCGCTGGATTCCCTGTCGATGCTGGTGCATCTGATGCGCCAGAGGGGCGGCAATGTCGCGACTATGAGTGAGCAAAAGCCGGAACGACCAGTCAAGGAACTGGAGAGCTTAGTGGATTCTGCTGTTGGATTTGTGGATTTTTCGGAGTAAAATCGCGTATGGACTTAAAAAGTGAGGGCATTAACGTGGGTCTAGCCGTTGCTGGGGTATTCGGTGCGCTCCTCACTGCATCAAAGCGGGCTGGAGAGGATATCGGCAGATCAGTTCTGAGCATCGTGGGAGGCGCGGCTTCCGCGAACTATGTGACCCCACTGATCTTGAAGGTCACCAAGCTGGACGATTCGCCACAGTACGCATACGCCATTGCATTCCTTCTTGGATTTGCCGGGCTAAGAGCGGTGCAAGCGGTGTCAGACAAGTTATTTCCACATGAGCCTACACAACCCACTCACAGTCGTAAACGTCATCGCTAACTGTCTCATTGTGGCGTCAATGACGCACCTTGTACTTTGCGTCTTTGGCAATCCAAACAGTGCGATCTATCGCAATAAATTTGCAGCAATCGTTTGCAAAGTTGCCGCGTGTGTGACAATTTGCGGTGCAGTGTCAAATATTCTTACACTTTCGACCCCTACTTGGACGGAAGTGCTGCTGAATTTTGGCGCAAGTCTGAACTTCGTCTGGATCAATTATTATGCAAGTTCTACCAATCCCAAGCATTCCTCCGGCAGTAAAGAGGTACACAAACGAGACACCCCCAGCCGGGCTAATGGTGCTCGCAAAGCCAAACCGCGTCCTCCCTCCAGCAGGCAGCGAAGGGAGCGGTCTTCCTCCAGCGACGATTAGTCCGTACTCTGGGATTTACGATGAGAACGGAAAACTGCCAACTGTCCTTGGGCCTGGGGCCACATTCATCGCGAGGGTGTAATGCGAGCGGAAAGGAAACAGCTCCCGCGGTGGAACCTGCTCTCAGAGTCCCAGCCTACAGTGCCTGGGGACTACTGGGTCAGCATCCTTGAGTACCCTTACGAGGGGGCGCAGGGGCATATGCACCATGGCTGCGTTGTCCGCATGGATTCTTCGGACATCATCAAGCAGCACATCCGCTTCCATGACGAGTTCCCGCCGGAGACCATCTGCTGGCATGGGCCGATCCAGCATCCTCAAGTGCCAGTGCGGCGGCTCAAGCAACTCCGCAAGAGTCAGGCCCAGGCGTTTGTGCAGACCCACAGAAAGGTGTGCGAGAAGTGCTGGGCAGTGACGCGGGTGAATCAGCGTTCGATTGGCTACTTTGGGCAGATGAGTGACTGCGCTAAGTGCTTTGCCAAGAACTCGGTTCAGATTCTAGAGCTGAGTGCGTTGTCCGGCAGAAAAAATCCGTCCCCTACGGGGACTAGCACTCTGAACCCCCCGGTTGCGCCAACCCCCCTTTCCAATTGCGGGAGCGAGACTTGAACTCGCGACTCCTGCTTATGAGACAGGTGA